CCACTTACTGATGCCGCCTTCAAAGGTTACAGTCACAGGAATCTTTGCTTTCTCTCTAACATAACGTGACTTCTCAACGTTGATAATAAAGTTATAACCTACAATCTCTGTACCTTCTTTCTCTTGCTGACGACCGAGAATATAAATGTTATCAGCTGAGTAATATGAGCCTGTGTTATGGGTGACAACACCATTTTCTAAAACATAATGTTCTGCTTCCTTTACAGAAAGATCATAAACTTTTCTTTTGCCGACCGAAGTAATACTTTTAATTTTCATAATTTCCTCTTTTTACATTTATCATTGTGCCACCGTTTTAGATTGCTGGATCTTAGTATTCTACTGACAATACCTCCATATCAACTGTCATATTTTTAGCCTCAATCCAATCCGCGCCGCTACCATTATCTCTTACATATGGAATAAGGAATTTATGTTTATCTGAACATATAACTTTATGCCCATCATCAAACTCAATTTCATAACATTCAGGTTCACCATCATCTAGAGTTTCTGGATTCCAGATAGCAGTAACTTCCTGCGGACCATTTAGTGTTTTAACTAAATCGCCAACAACGAAATCTTCAACACTCTTACAAGTTCCATCAGCAAGTTGAATCTTTGTTCCAGCAATTACACAACCACCACCAACAATTGCTTTCGGAAACATACCAATTTCCATATAGGTATGGTTCACAACAACCATCGGAATATCTTTCAAAGTCAAGTGTGGTGTAACCATACGGAACAATGACTTGATTTGTTTAGCACGAGTCATATCCGCTGCTGATTTTTGCTCAAGAGCATCTTCAACTTCTTTCTTTGAAGCCAAGTTACCGATTGAGTCAATAACAATCATCACACGCTCGCCGCGATTAATTTCACGCAACTGAGCCATGATATCAAACTTCAATTGTTCAATATCTGTAATTGGAGTATGGACAACTCGGTCAGTATCAATACCAAAACTGTTAAAGTAGTTTTGTGGAGTACCGAACTCTGAGTCATAAAACAAAATTACAGCATCTTCATACTTGTCTTGATATGCTTTAGCCATCAACAAACTGAATGCAGTTTTAAAGTGCTTTGATGGACCAGCCCACATTGTAAGACCTGGAGTTAGACCACCGTCTAATTTTCCAGACAATGCAATATTAACCACAGGAATCTTTGTTGGGATCATATCCTTATCAACAAAGAGCTTTGACTTTGAAAGAATAGCCGAATCTTTGATTGTGGTATTCTTTTTGATTTTATCTAATAAACTCATTTACTTTTCCTCATTTAAAGAAATCTTCAAGTGTGTTACTTCGTTCAGCTTTCCAATTAATCGCATCAAGAACTGCCTTTAACGGTTCAATAAACGCTTTATCATACATTGTATTATAATCGATATACTTCTCTAAGTCAAATTCTTTTGGGATAGTGCCCATGAAAGAAATTACATCAGATTGAATTGTATTTGGTTGTTTCAGATAAACATATTTGATTTTTTCACCATCTTTAATCTGTTCATACTGTTTAACCAAACCTAACTTAATTAATTGATTATTATACAACAAAGATCCTCTCACATGAATCGGTGTTTTTGATGCATAAATTGTTTTGTTATCGCTATATTTTTCAAGACCGTTTACGCCTCTAGGAAATGAAATTTGATCAACAGGCAATTTCGAAAACTCTTCTCGGAATGTTTCAATAAACTCATAAAGTGCATTCTGATCTTTACTTAAGATAACCTCAAATGCTTCTTTAATTTTATCACGACAAGCTGATGGAGTCGAAGATTTGATCGCAGCCAGACCCATAATTTTCATTTTAGGTTTGGCATATTCAACGCCTTCGTTATTGTAAACATTGAGAAGATAGTTTTTCTTGGCTGTCCAGATTGCCTTGTCAGCCAAAGCCTCACGCTTCATTTTCATCTTCTGCGCATAAGCGTTCATATAATCAGCCAGCTCTTGATAACATTTATCAATAAATGGTTGAATGCGGTCTTCACAGAATTTGTCGAGCATTCGAATAGTGCGCTTAGGATCAGAAGCATCTTTAATATATTTGTCAACTAACCCACCCAGATTCAAGTAGATTGAGTCTGTATCCGAAGCAATAACATAATCAACTTCACGAGTCCCAAGTGTACTATTCAAATGCCCATTTAGTTTTCTTTCAATCCAACGAATAGCAAGTTGACCTGAAAGAGTAATCGCTTCCGCAATGCGAATATCAAAGAAGCGGAAGTATTCGTTACCGATAGCACCGTAAGCGGAGTTCAATGTAACTTTCATGGCTAACTGAATATTATTAAAGCGAGCAATCTGCTTATCAAGTTCATTCTTTTCAGATTCGCTTACAGCTTTTTCTTTTCGCTTACGAGCGTCAATCGCCTTAGACTTATACAGAGCGCGATCTTCATACATCGTTTCCATAATCTCAGGCAAGAATCCTTGCTTTTGAATACTGAACAATTGACCATTAGGCGTTAGCGCGACTTTATGATCTTTTAGAATGCTGGTATCAATCTCTTGCCTCAAGAGATTATCAACATTAATATTTGGTCCATTTTCGGCAAAGAACTTTCTCAGTTCAGCATTTAACATATCAGGTTCAATCAACGTCTCAGGTGATAGATTGTACATCATGATAAGGTGCGGATACAGACTGTTTAAATCGAATGACGCGACCCAGTTATGGAATCCTATGATTGGATTCTTCACAAACGCACCAGCATACTGAGAATCTTTTCTAGCAGATTTCTTTGGCGCAACAGCGATATGCTTTTTCTTTAGAATGTTGTATGTAATTGTATCCCACATTCTTACCTGCGAGAATACGTCATCTAGATTCACTTTAGCATAATAAGCCAAAGTGCATACCAGTTCAATTAGGCGAATCTTATCTTCAAGTTTACAAACAAGCTCAACGTCGCGGACGTTATACTCGATAAACTTTTGATAATTGTTTTTATATAATTGATGTAGATTACCATACTGAGAATAATCTAATTTCTTTTCGCCCAGTTCTACATCGGCGATATAATCCAGCTTGTAGCTTTCTTGGTTGGGATTAGATGAGAACTTGCGATACATCTCATAATAGTCAAGCATCGCCACGCCCATGATCTCATAGACGGATTGTTTCTTGCTCTTGAATTCAACTTCACGAGCATTGACTTTACCCCATGGGGAAAATTTGGCGATCTTTTCGTCACCAAATAAACGCTTGATTCGATTGATTAGATATGGGATATCAAAGAAGTTGATATTCCATCCAGTAATTGCATCTGGATAATGTAGAGTCCAAAGGTCTAGAAACTTATCAACTAATTCATATTCATCAGCACAGAGATTGTAGATAACGTCGTCCCGATGCTGCTCATAATGTCCACATCCAAATATATGATATTTTCCACCAAGAAATATTGTAATTGCTGTAATCGCTTCATTTGCTCGCTCAGGTTCAGGAAATCCATTTTCAGATCCAACTTCAATGTCTATATATGCAACTGACATCTTAGACATATCCCAATCAATATCATCTTGGAATACGTCTGAGATGAAAGCATATTCATTACGAACATTACCATAGATGGGGAAATTGCTCACCCCATCATATTGTTTTACAAATTCACGTGCGTCGCGAATAGAATCAAACTTCATCTCCTCGAGCGGCTCGCCCTTTAGAGACTTCCATTTTGTGCCAGACTTATTACTTCTGACAAACAACTTTGGTTTGTACTTGATCTTTTGGCGAACTCTTTTACCGTCTTTTACACCACGGAAGAGGATGTTATCGCCAATCATCGCGACATTAGTATAGAACATGAATTAACCTGTGATCAAAGTTTTTGGAGGAGTTACGATACCACCAAACATTGAGTTGTAGTTATTCTTCAAGTCATCAGAAGCTGCAGCTGTAAACAATAGCTTGTCCTTTTTAATAGTGATATCACCATCAACCATTGCGCCGAATGGAACAAAACCAAAACTAAGTTTACCATCACGTGATGGTTGAAGAACCGAAGCAACGCAGTTCTTTAATGAAACGCTGTCTTCTGTTTCACTAACAACTTCAGCAACAATTTCTTCACCAGTTATCAATTTAAAAATTTTAATCATTTAATTTTCCTCTAAGTTTAAAACATCATCTTCAGTCACAACAAAACTCTCACCATCATCAACATTTCTTTTCGTTGCTGCAATTAAAAGCATGACAGCAAGAGGATCAAAAACAATGACAATAAGTATAATAACCAATCGCACTGCATCATCAAAATGACTCTTTGCATTTTGCCCATATATCAACTCCGCAATGTATTTCAATGGACCAATATCAACTTCGTTCTTTTCAACTTGAAGTTGAGCCTCAGCCAACTTCTTATTGTTTTCCCTTAGCCTTTTAGTCGCTTCTTTCTTTTCATTTGTCAAGGCAGTGCGAGTTCTTTTTTGACTAAGGATGATATTATAATCTTCTTTTACTGTATTATCAAGTAAATTTAATTGCTTGTCAGCATCAGCTACAATTTTCTCATCTGCTTTTATATCAGATTGTAATTCGACTACAACTGCGTCTACGTCAGCTGATCTGTTAATATTATTTTCAATATGGGCTTTTGAAAGGAATCCAAAGATTCCCATTGATGTGATGAACATCAGAATGACCACAGCGATGGTCATGTATATTCGCATGAAGAGTTTTATTGAGTTACCGCTTTTGTAAAGATAAGTTGCGGTTACTATTTTGGCAAATTCCAGAGAGCCACCCATTAATAATATAGGTGTAGTGGCTCCTGGAAATATTGCTATGAGACCTGCTATTGAATAATAAGCAGCAGCTGACGAAAGAAACAAACCAGACAATAATAGGTATGTTCTTATGTTTTTAAGAACTCTTATCATTACCTTGTTTAGTTTTCTTTGTTTTTACCAACTTACGAGTTGATGGATGAGCACCAAATTCGCGCTCATAAACTGTCTTGCCTTTGTCAGGACTTTCGTATATTTTTGGCATTATGCTCTCCAAATTCTAGCGGGTGCAGGACTCGAACCTACGACCTATGGATTATGAGTCCATCGCTCTGCCTCTGAGCTAACCCGCAATTAATTATTTATGTTGATTCAGTTGATTCTTCTTTAGAAGGAGTATCATTCATACGCTTCTTATTCTTTGCAGCTTTATGAATGGCATGAGCTTCAATAAATGCTCGCTTCCATGCACCACGCTCATGACTGTCTTTAAAATCTTTCAACCCCATCATTCTTTTTAAATAACGTGGAAGAGTTGCACTATCAAAATCTGATCTTGCTGCCATAAAATATACCTCAATTATAGATATGATTCACACTTAGCCCAAAAACGTTCTTGCTGTCCAGGATGGAAAATCTGGAAGTTATGATAGATTCCACTTGTGAAAGTAGTACCTAAACCATAATGCGGCATCCCATCGGCTAAACGCCAGAATGGTTCTTGATTGGTTTCCCAGTCCATGCGAATAGGTGGAGCATCAAATTTCAAAGGCATAAATGTTTGAACAGGAACTCCTTCCTCTTCTGCCCTGAATGTCCACTCTTCACAAACGTCACCACGAGCATTAGGAATAGCTGATGGCTTACCAATCTTTTCAAATACATCTTTATGCATTGCTACACAAGAAGGTGCAGCAAACACGTGTTGATTGTTTTCAATATGACCTGAACGTTGAGCATTACCAACTAAAATTCCTTCAGCAGCAGCATCAATAATTAAATCAATAGCTAACACGTTAGTTGGAATCGCATCAATATCTAAAAAGAAAATGACATCATGATCAAGTTTCTTTTCAATAGGATCTTTAAATGTTCCAGTATTCTGACCATTCATACACCAAACATAATCCATCATTGGTCCAGGCATTATGTTTGTTTGAATTGAGTAGTGAGGATATCTGCTCACATTAAACTTCTCAACAACTTTTCTTTGTAGTTCTGCAGTCTTTGGGTTTACATTACCCATGAAGAAAGAGACAATACATGCATTTATTTTTTCCAAGGGAGAACTCCATTATTACGTTTCAACATTTCAGCATTACCTCTATCAAAGAACTCACGCTGAACTGACAATCCTGAATTTCCAACAGTATAATTTACCGTATACTTATATGTAGTATCGTATTTTGGAGCAACTTGTCTTAGGAAGTGCATCATCTTACGATCAATCTCTGGCTGTCCAGGTTCTCTGAATTTACAATACCAAACAGGAACCATGGAAACTGCTAATAGTCGTGGGAGGAAATAGCAGTTAACATCTACAAAATAATCTTGTGGATGTAAAATACTTGGCCACTTACCTAAACTTTCACAGTTATCTTCGCAAAGAAAGTTGTGTTGGTTGTCTACGATTTTTCTGAACGAAAATGTCCAGTCGTTACCTTTTTGTATAACATCGTAACAATCTTGTATATGAGTAGGCTCAAGAGCGTTATCATCATCAAGGAAAATAAGAAAATCGCCGTCAGCAACAAAAGTACCACTGCCATAAATGCGATGACCATTCCACCTATCTTTTCCGATTGAATAAGGGAGATCAATAACATCTAATCTGTAACCTTCCTTTTTGTATTCTGGCAAACCACCAATAATCTCATATGCTTTGGCGCTGCGTTCTGGACCATCTATCGTTACGAGATGTTGAACATTACCCCAAGTCTGATTTCTTACAGACTCAATACATTTATTTAGTAGAGGGTTGCCAGTTGTGGCAGTAATTACAGTCACTAATGGTTTCATGATTTCTGCTTGTTGCGACGAGCTGCTCTTTTCTTTGAGCCTAATTTGGCTCTGCCCTTACCGAATCCTTTAGTTCCTACTTTAGCTGGCATTGTTATCTCCAATAATTTCTTTAATCTTTTGAATTTGCTCATCAACAACTTCAGCACGATTTGGCCAATGAATCATTGACTTCTCAGGATCCAATTTTAAACTTTCTAAAAATGGAAGAATCGTGTCATTGAGTTGTTCTAAACTAATTTCAGATTTAGCTGTAAATGGTGCATTAGGATCTTCAGCATCTACAGTTGGGTCAGATCTAAACTGATCATCAAAAGCAGTTGTAGAAACATAATTAGTTTTCTCTAACTCTTTTTGTTTCCATCTTTCTAAGATTTCTTGCATTTCTCTTTGTTCTTTTTCAGAAGCAGTTTCAATTACATCATCTAAAGGTTTGAAATGATCAGTGTCTTTTGAAGACACACCCTCATCCTCATCCTTTACAAGTTCAAGGCGATCATTTAATTTAAATTGATAGCCGCATCCTTTCATGAACATTAAAAAATGTTCTAAAAGTTGATTTACAGTTTTTTCACCATGTAGAACCATGGTGTACTCCTTGTCATCAAAATCAGTATGAGTGAAAGTAAATTTATCTTGTCTAAATTCTTTAGAAAGCATTTTAAATCTCCAATTCAAAATCTACGTTAAAACTTTTATTCTCTGGCTCACCTGCGCGATCCGAAGTATATTTGCGAGCATAACCTCTAGGATTAGCAATTACACGACAGTCGCCAACCATATAGTCGAAACTATCATGAGTGTGACCGTGGAACCAATATTTGATATTGGTGTGTCTGAAAATAACTTCGCTTAAATCACTAGAATAAGCATAATTCAAATCATCAACACCATATTTGAGGTGGATGCTTTTATATGTTGGTCCATGATGCCCCATCACGATGGTTGGTTTATCAACGACCTCCCAATTATATAGGGTTTCATCCAAAATAGCAATTGTTTTTTTATGCTCTTCGTAAGCATCTTCTGGACTAAATTTAGCAATTACACCATTCTTATGCACTTTGTGAATAATGTGGTGATCATTCATTGCTTTACCAGCAGTTAATTTCGCAAAAAAATTATCTTTGTTGTAATCTGTCCAGAAAGTTGCCCCGAAAAGATTCCAGTCACCTAGATCCACCATTTCATTATCAAGAACAGTTACGTTACTTCCTGCAAGAAATTGCTTCAGCGTTTCCACACTGTGATCAAAAACACCATGATAGTGTTCATGGTTTCCTGCAATGTAATATACCTTACTGTACTTTTTGCATTCTTGATAAAAGAATCTATCGCAAACTTTTTGATTTTCGCGTGCTCTGGCATCAGTTCTACTGTTAGTCAGATAACCAGCTACACAAATGTCACCTGCAAGCAAAAGCACGTCGCCCCCAGGAAGTGCCATGGAGGCGAACTCTAAATGCAGGTCAGACATCACATTAATTTTCATTGTAACTTTGGAGCGTCAAAAGGTTGAATTTTATGTTTACTATCATAAACATGTTGAACCATTAAATCAAAATCGGCATCAGACAATCCTGTTTTGTAGATTCTCAAAGAAGTAGCCATCATTACTGCGGCAATAGCTAATGGATCATATTCAGCAAAACTATCTCCAGCGAATTGATACATTTTATCATACAATTCTACGATAACTTGATCTGGGTGTTTTTCATTCATTTTATTTTCCTTCCTAGTGTTTGAATATCAGCGTCATCAGTAATGTACTGAACAGCACCTTTCGAATAAGCAGGAGCAAGACGCTTAGACTTTGCGATAATAGCATCGCGGACTTCAGGACTTTCCTTAGCCAATTTGACTGGATCCATCATACCTGTCCTGTTAGGAATGAATTGTGTCGTTGAAACCAAAGACGGTAAAGAAGAAGCAGTGTCTGCGCCAACACGCAACGAAGCACTAGCATAGTTTGGAACTTTAAGAGTGTTGTATTTCTCTAAACGAGAGACGTTTAGTTTCTTAGCGAGAACGCCTTTCGGCTTACGTTTCTTTTTTGGTTTGAAACTTGTACGAGTATAGACCATCATAAAATTACACCATGTACTTTGCTAGAAAATGTTCTACAACTTTAGCATTGATCATTGAAGGAATATCTTCAAATGGATCTTCCAACAAATAATTACAACCATTTATCCAACTGCTATGTTTTAAAAATTGAGCATAGTCAATCAAATGATCTTTATTGGTTGGGTCAAAAATCTCGCGAGCGCGAGGAGTCAAAACACTTTTGCGATATGTACTCACAGTATCCTCCATCACTATCTTATACAACTATTATACTAAATTGGAGCATAAAAGTAAAGTATAATAATTGTAATAGAATCAATAACTTACAAATGCCGTATAAGCTCCTATAATCGCCTTGGAGGAATTAGTCCCACAGTCCTCGATAATATTTACCAAACAATATTAAACCATTTTGAATACGCTTATGATGCTTTTCATGACCTTTTTTATCAAACACACTGGTATCATTTGGTCCCTTTACCATTTCGTAAGTGACCACTCCTTCGTGCTTAGTTCTAGATTTCATATCTTCCGGCACACCGATGTGATTTCCATCTTTATCCAATGCTTGCCAAAGCATTTCAGATTTGCCAGAATGAAATTGCGCATCATTATCATCGTCATTAAGCTGTTCAAACGTCCAAATCATCTCGTCTAAGACCCAATCCCAACGTTCGTGCATCATGTCCCACGCTTCTTTCTCGCCTTCTTCATAGAAGTCGAAAGATTTTTGAGATGGATCTTTATCTTGATCGTCTAGAGTGCGCAGATTTTCAGGAACATCTTCAAGGTCAACATAAGGTGAACCGTGTTTAGTTGCTTTTAGTTGCTTTAGCATTGGAAGAGTGAGCATTGCAAGAGTGTCATTCATATTCCATGTATCATATTTGTCAATACGGATTTTGATTTTGCGCTGGCGCTTCTTGTCTACCCACAGGCAAAATTTAGCCAACAAAGAATCATTGCCATTTTTATCTTCGGATAACCAAGTACCAAAATCATGTACCCAATCTGGATATCGTAAAAATCCATATTCGTCTGGTACTTTCTTTACCCAAAAGCAAAGCGCATAAGCGATTTGATATGGACCAATCCATTTTTTGTGCGGACCAATATATACTTTCATTTTATAAACACCTCATCAAATTTCTTCATAACATTTTCAGGACTAAAAGGTTCAACTATTTGTTTAAAGTTTCTATTCAATATATGTCTAACATGAATCATTTTTGCATGTAAATTCTGTTCATTGTAAAGTAATCCATGTTTACCCAACAATATTACATGGTTTTTATCTATTCCACCTTCCCATGCTAAAACAGGTTTATTGTGATATAAAAAATCACAAATTGCTAACCCGAAAGATTCACCATGACTTCTACCATGAATCATCGCATCGCAAGCATTAACAAAGTTAGAAGTTTCTTGTGCGCCGAAAAACGATGGCAAGTAAATAATACTTGGGTGGTCTAAAAACTTCTTCGTATTCACCATTAGAAATACAACGTCATCTCTGGTAGTTACAATATTCTCAATTGTTTTGTGTACGAATGGAAGATCAAAAGTTGTCATTCCACCATGACGACCAAATACAAACTTAGTTCTTGGTATTCCAAGTTTCTTTCTTACATCCAGATTTGGTGGCGGCAGACTAACAATATGCGGAACATATTGTAATAATCCATCAGAGCAATGATTGCTTAACCACTCTGAAACATAAGCGTAAACATCACCATGCGGCTCATATGCTTGAAACACTACATGGTTTGCTGTCTTTGTGCTTTTTATTTCTGGCTTTTCTTTTTTGCCAGCTTTCAAAAAGTAAAACAGATCATATTGTGCAGCGATGCTTTCCATTGGTCCAAAGTTATCATCTGGACCAGCATCATAACCAATAACATTAAATCTTTTTGAGAGTTTGTTTATGACATTTTGATCAGACAGAATATCTAACTTTCCTGGATCTCTTAATCCAGAATTAAAAATGATTGTGCTTTCATTACCGAGAATAGTTTGATTGTATTCTGCATAATCCACGATAGCATTTGTCGTGCCTCTAAGATTAAGTTGATGGCTGTAAAATAATACTTTTTTCATTTGATGAACACTTCGTTAAATTTATCCATAACATTCTTAGGTGTAAATGGCTCGACAATATGTTTAAAATCTTTGCCTTCAACGTACTCTTTAAGATGTAACATATTACTCAAAACAGTATCCTGCGTATACAATAATCCAGATGAATTCAGAAGCAACACATGGTTGCGATCAAATCCACCTTCCCACGCCATCACTGGCTTATTAAAAAATAAAAACTCGCAAATAGCTCCACCAAACGACTCACCTAGATTGCGTCCATGAATCATGGCATCACAAGCATTTACAAAATTAGATTTCTCTTGATTACCAAAAAATGGTTCTAAGTAAATTACATTTGGATGCTCAACAACTTTCATAGTATTTGCTAACAGAAATACTATGTCGTCTCTATTCTCAGCAATGTATTTTATGGCAGACCAAGTAAACCCTTTATCAAAGGTATATTGTCCACCGTGTCGACCATAAACAAACTTATCTTTTGGAATCCCTAACTCTTTTCTCAAATCTTTATTTGGTGGAGGCAGATCAACAACATATGGAACAAAAGGAACATCTATATTGTGTGTCTGCTTATTGTTTATTGACAGCCACTCAGAGATATAAGCATATCGATCGCCATGTGGATCGCAGTATTGAAACACTGCATGATTGGCTGTTTTAGTTGATGTGATCTCAGGGTTTTCTCTTAACCCTGCTTTTTGAAAATAAAACAAATCATACTTAGAAGCAATATCATTTAACTTGTCAAAGTTCTTTTCTGGACCAGCTTCATAAGCAATAACATTAAATCTTTTTTTGATACTTTGAACAACATCATCATTAGAAAGAATATCTAATCCCTCATCATTGAAAGATGCGTTGTATACAATCGTGCTTTCATTACCAAGCACTGATTGATTGAATTCAGCATAATCCACTAAAGAATTAGTGGTTCCGCGATAATTAAGTTGGTGCGCGTAGAAGAGAATCTTTTTCATATTTTGTCACAGTAATAGCGCGAGACTTTAATAAATCAACACCTGCTGTTGATCTGTAGTCTTCCAAATAATAAACATTACAAATGCCACTCTGTAGAATTATTTTCGCACATTCTATACAGGGAGCATGAGTTAGAAACATTGTTGCATCTTTACATGAATCGCCATGATATGCAATTTTAGCAATGGCGTTCATTTCAGCATGGATTACTTCTGGCTTAGTTTTAAGCTCGCCAGTTTTAACTAATTTAGATCCAATACCGTATTCGGTTTGAAATTCAGTTACTTCAAATTCACAACAATTATCGAATCCAGAAGGTGTGCCGTTATATCCGTAGGAAAGGATGCGGTGATCCTTAACAATCACCGCACCTACTTTTAGCCTCTTGGCATGAGAGAGTTCTGCAACTCTCTTTGCTACATCAAAGTAAAATAATATAAACTTTTCTTTCACAAATTACTTCTTAGAAGCCTTCGGTACAGTGATTTCCACTTTGTGTGGTTTTTGTTCTTCAGGAATGACATTTTCTAATGAGATAGAAAGAATGCCATCTGCTAGAACTGCGTCGCGAACAACCACAGTGTCAGCTAAAACAAAGCTGCGAGTGAATGAACGACCAGCAATACCTTTTACAAGATATGTGCGTTCATCTTTCTCTGCTTTCTTACCCTCAATCTTTAGAGAGTTCTTTGCTGCTGTGATTTCGATTTCTTCCATTTTATAACCAGCGACTGCTAATTCGATGTTGTATTTGAAATCTTCAACACGAACTACGTTTACTGGTGGGAAGGTGTTGGTGTGGTTGCCCACTGCATCAGCCACGTGGTCGAGAACTTCGAACACGCGATCGAAACCAACAGTTGATGGAGCTAAACGATTTACATCGAATGAGTTCCAAATCTTAGCGACATCTGGGTGTAAATTTAAATGTGTCATAATTGACTCCTTTTTAAGCAAGTTAATAAAACGTAAGCCTCTTTTGAGCACTTACGAATATTATATATTAAACTTTTGTAAAGGTCAATCTATTTTTTTAGTATATGAAACAACGGCTTCCAGTAGATTTGTAATTCTATAGAGTTCTTTATCAGTGCCGCTCAGAATAGAAGGAACTATTGCTTGTAATTGTCCAGCAGCTTGTTGCGCTGTGATTTCTTTGTTTCGAGCCTGTTCTATTACAACTTTGAAGAAGGGATAAAACTTTTTCAAATAACTATCTTTCTCAATGTCTATCAAAAGATAGTCGAGCCATGGGAGCCGTACAGCCATAAAATATTAAACTTCTTTTTTCTTCTTACCAATATTGTACTTAGCAATTAATTGCCATTCATTTTTATCTTTAAATGCGATAATCTTGATTTGTGACAATGGTGCACGTGGTTCTTTGATAGAATCTGGATTTACAACTTTGATTAAACCCCATTCTTCCAATAGATTAATAATTGCATTGCGGCGAGCCAAGTCATTTTCAACAATGCTTGATGGCTTACCGTCTAGTGCAAATAGTTCTTTAAAGTGCACAATGTAATACTTGCCTTGCTTATGTAAAATGTGGCAAGACTGATAAAGAACGTTTTCTTTCTTTGCTGCAACGCCGATGCGAGTAAGAGTTTCGCGGACTTTTAGGAAGTCATCTTTTTCGGCAAGAGTAACCTCAATTAAATTATCAACGCTCATGTCATTCACCTATATCTGTTTTTTTTCTTATAATTTCAATTTGTTTATCAGTTAATAATTTAAGTGCTTCTCTTGCATGTCTAGTAGAATAGCCAAAAAATAACTTAACTGCTTCCAAATCATTCGTATCAGAGGCTTTGTGCCATTTAGTAAATGGTCTTTTCTTTCCTCTAACACTATTTATAAGATAGTCGTATTGCGCTTTCTTGTGCAAATGATATGACATATTCATTCTATTTGCTTGCATTATAGTATCTGGATGATGAGATAGAGCTTTGTTTACAACAAAAGGTTGATAATCTTTAGCCGAGTCATCGTCCGTAATCACTAAAACTTTAGTCTGAAGAATGCTCGGGATTATTTCTTTAAATAAATCAGGCATTGACACACTCAATCATAAATTCAGTTAAGAAAGCCAAAAGATTGATTTCCTGATCTGCACAGAATGCGGCTTGGTATTGATACTTCGCCAATAACATTACAGCAGCTGGGATAGAATCTTTCTTCAAGACTTCGTATAGATTATCGTAGATCTCGCGATAGATTAAATTAGGATCATTATCGGAGTTGTTAGAAACCCACTTACGGACTTCGTTGAAGTTTTTATCTTTGATCCAACCAAGCAAATCTTTAATCTTAAGATTAGCGTCAGCTGAAAGAATACCAACATCAATCTTTCCAAAAGAAGAATAACGCTGAAGTTCATTCAAGACTCGGCGATAATCTGGGAAGTGTTTGGTTATAACCTCAGCCAAAACTTTAGGATCAAATTCAACTTTTTCGTTTTTAAGAACTGTATCGATGCGCTTCATAAAAGCAGAAGCCATCTTTGCCTTTTCACCGTTCTGTAATCTAAAGTCAATTACAGTACAACGACTATGCAATGGAGCGATGATTCTGTTTTTGTAATTACAAGTAAAGATAAATGAACAATTACTTGCAAACTCTTCGATAACTCCACGGAAAGCTGGCTGAGTAGAATTAGGATTTAGATAATCAGCCTCATCGATAATAACAACCTTGCGACCACCCATTAAAGAAACTGATGAGGCATATCCTTTAATCTTTGTTCTAAGAACATCAATACCTGATTCATCTGATCCGTTGATCATAATATAATCAGCACCAACCTCTTCACACATTGCTCGCGCAACGGTAGTCTTACCGACACCTGCAGTGCCAGAAAGAATCATATTGGGGATTTCTTTTTTGTTTACATATTCCTGAAACGGTTTCTTTAGACGATCAGGAAGAACACATTCATCAATTGTCTTTGGACGGTATTTTTCGCACCAGAGGACATTCACATCATCTATCATAATATCTCCACTTCAATTTGTTTTGCTTCTTCAATTTTAAAAGCAAACGTATCACTATTAACACGAAAAGCGATCGGTCCACCAAATGGGGCTTTTGCTATTACTCGAATTTCTTGACCACAAGCGCAACCAAAATCTCCGAATCTTACATTGTCACATTTGGTGATGATCGCAGTTCTATTTACAGGTAATTGGTCAAGCGTCATTTACGGCTGTTTTTCAAATACAGTTTCGTAAGTTTCCTCAAATTCCTCATGCTCAGCACGAACTTCAGCAAGATTGCGTTTGTGATATGCTTTAGCTAACTTACGAGCAATCTTAGGCGGAAGCTCATATTGATCTTTAAGATCATTGAAGATTTCTTTTACTAAATCTTTCTCAGCAGAAACGCGAGTGTAAGATGCACTGATCTCGTCAAACTTACCTTTGATTTCTTTTAACTGTGTTGGGGAATAACTCTGAATCATACGTTCACCTCATATTTACCAAATACTTTTAACATATCATCATCTAATGATCTTCGATCGCACTTTACGAGAGTTCCCCATTCACTACGATCAAAAAGATCTTTACCCTTCTTTATACTTTCTTGAATATGATCAAGACTTTTATATTGCTCATCATTATATTCTTGATGGGCAAAGTTTTCAATCTTGTATCTAATTGTCTCAGGCTGACCCCAATATGTCAAGTGCCAACCAGAATCATTTATCACTAAGAGATCTTTATCTGTTCTGCGATCTCTAACAAATTGAGGCATCATTTCTTTAACTAATCTATTCTTAGCTAATTGAGTACCACGCCACCAGATAGAATTAAATTGATTGAAGTTATAATAGAACATTCTTTGCTGAAAAGAAAACCTCTCAGTTGTTCCATATTGCTTGTCAGTGGTTATAATTTTCAGTATTGAGACCAGTTTCTTTTTATCTGGGATCTCATCAACATCACCAATCATAACCCAAGCATCATCTGGACAATCATTCAAACCCTCAAGCATATAATTGCGTTGAGCGTTCTCATGAATCCAAGCATTAGGTGTAGAAGTATTCATGTTCTTATAAACAACATTAACAATCTTATCCATATACTTTTTATATCTGGCTTGATTTTGTTTGAAGTATAAAGGTTTAGGTTTGCATGTATGTGATCGGTTGGATTCTACAATCACGAACCGATCGACTACATCATACAAATACTCTAAACGTCCTTCAAGAATATCAAACTCATTGAAGAACATAAAAGAATCAATAATCATTGATTACTTCCCGAATTTAGAAGAACCTTTCTCAATAGCAATCCAGTAAGATACGTTCTTAGATTCATTTGTAAACTTACTGACACCAGATGAAGAGATTTCAACTTTATATGCACCTGGAAGAATCTTCAAGTTTTCAACTTTAAAGACGGCTTGGAAAGCTGTATCAGATTCACCATTGACTTTAACAGAAGCGTCGTCAACGATTTCACCTTTAACATCCATAGCTAGAATGTTAATATCTTCACCCTCACCATTGCACTTAACAACGATGTTTGGTGCTTTAAGAATTGAGGCGGTGCTAAAAATCCAGTTTTGAATTTCAGAAGTAAAATCTAAACTTACATCTACAGAAGGAAGTTCAATGCTCTTCTTTGGTGGTGCGAGAATATGACTAATATCGCTGTAACGAATTCTAATCTTACCAACAGAAGTGAAAGAAAGATATTCTTTCTCAAAAGAAATATCGGGAGAAGATTTATTGCTAGAAACAACGCTCAAGAGTTTATGTAAATCATAAATTCCAAACTCATTTGGGAATGATTCCTCAACGGTTGCTTCAGCTAGAACTGCCTTGTTTTCAGAAACAGTTCTTAAAACATTTCCAGGTCTAATAACAATCCCTTGATTTAGGGAAGCAAAGTTTTTCAAAACATTCAAAGTATTTTCACTCAATTTCATCCTAATTCTCCATTATCAAACGAAACAATATTATATACCAATTCAATCATAAAAGCAAATTAACTTTATCTTGTAAGTCATTCAAAGCTTTATTGTTTTCAATAACA